TGACGCCCATCAGCTCACAGTCAAAAAGGAGCTTTGCGGCCTTCTTAACCGATGCTTTTTCGCTAGCACTCATAATTGAAAAGCGCCCTTTTGCGCGCTTAGAGATGGCCATTAAGCATCCGTCCTGAAAACCATGCGGGAATTCAGGCTTACGCTTCCATTGACACAGCGTTGGAATGTAGCACCTGCGTTTCCTGTTGAGCATGTGAACGCAACACTAGCAGTAGGAATACCAGATCCGTCAAGGAGATAAACCGGGCTGGTTATTTCTGCGTCGTTGTTCCCGCTAGTGGCAAACCAATGAGAAATTCGGCGTCCCTGAAGTGTCAAGCCCACAGACTCGCCCGAAATCACGCTGACGTATTCATGTTCACCGCTTCCGGCCGGTCGAACATCAAAAACATGGTATTCACCATTCGTGCAAGCGACGGTTACAGCCGTGTCACGATCTGTCGCCCGTATTGCCTGAGTAATCACCTGATCGCCGCTAGCGAGAGGCTTGGGGTAGGGTAGAGCAGCGGGGAGATTTGAAGACCCGCCGGCCACACCTGAGCCAACGGGAAAGGCTAATTTTATTTTCCCGGCTGATCTTAGAAATGAGTATAAGAAATCATTCTCGCAAATTATACCGGCTTGAACACAGGATTGACCGGCATACTGTTGAGTCCAAAACGTGCCGGCGGTCTGAGAACTGCCTACAAAATTTAGGTCGGTCTGTGTTTCTTCTTCTCCGGTTTCGGTTTGTGCTGTATTGAGAAGGGGGACGATAGCGCCGCCACTTCCAACGAGTTGTCCATAACAATTTACATCTGCCATTCAAAACACCTCACAATTTTATTCCAGCACCGAGCATAGGCTTCATGATGTTGCGGTTGATATTATTTATTGGACGCCTCAAAAGTCGGCGCCCTACGTTAAATGTGACTCCGGTGGTGAACGCAGCGATAGCCATCGGTGCAAGGTTGTTGCCGAAATTGGTTGACATTTGCGCGACGGCTAGCCCCGGTTCCTTCATAATGTCCTTGAGCGAAATCGCGCCCTCGCCCGTCATTTCTAAAGTGCCTTCCTTGTATTGATCTTCCCAAGTTCCAGCTCCTATTCCTAATTTATACCCGAGATCGCCTTTTCCGGTAATGAAGCCCCACGGAGAAGTGCCAGCAATTCCAGTGGTTAAAATTCCGGTATAAACCAGAGCCTCCAATGCGTTTAAGATTTTGAAGGCGGGCTTTCTCCTAGATCGCTTTGACTTGCCCCTGCCGCGTGCCATATCAAGAGTTAGAAACTCGACGGACTATAAGCGTTAAGCAAATTTCCCCGAAGCATCGCGCACTGTGGCTTCGATAACCGGGATTTGAAGGTTCTGAGAGATCATATTTGCAATTGCGGCTTGAATTGGGCTAACGGGCTCCATGTCGGGCAATCCTGTTTCAATTAATTCCTTGATAACTGCTGCGATTCTCTGATCTAAGGCTTCAAACATTTCGATTTGAGCCATAACCAATCGACGCATAACCCAAAGCGTCGCAAAGAGGTTCAAAATGACAGTTCCTAAGACTAGCTCGTAGACCATACCCAAACCGTACCCAACCCGGCCCTTAAACTCTCCTTTTGGCTCTAGTAGTAGTAGTAGATAGGTAATAGGTAATAATAAATAATAAAATAAGGTTAGTTTAGCAATTATGAAAACACTTAAGACCCCTAGCGGAGTCGGAGTGCCATGCAGCCAACAAAGCAGACCAAGAGAGTCACCCTAACCAAGAACGAAATACAATTAGTCATCAAGATGCTTTGCCTCGCTGATCTTGATGATGTGGGCATTTATGCCGACGGGGTTCATAGCGAACTCCTTGAAAAGTGCCTAGACGCCCATGAATATCAGCTCTACGGAGGTCGGCTAACACCGAGAGAGTGAGCAAATGGTTTCAGACAAAGACCTTAGAGATCAATTAAAAATGGCCTATCTCGACAAGTTGGCCGATGATAAACTCCTGACTCCGCTCAATTTCATTCGGGTTAGTCTGAATGTTGAAGAATTAGTTGACAATCTAGTAAGCATTGAAGACGAAGCTGGGAACGTTACCTTCTACGGGATAGATGGCGTCCACGGCGACCCCAACAATATCGCCGCCGTGTATGGTTCCGAGCCTGTGCATACTTTCTCCCGTAAATATTTCGGGGATGATGAAGAATGAATGAAAAGCAAATGATGGCGGCGATCTATGAATTCGCCTACCTAAACGACACCCGCCAAAATTCAAGCTACGTATTCACCGCTGCCGAAGAGCGTCGTTTTTCAAGAGCTATCAGAAAGTGCTATCTCCGAATATGGGCGTTGGCCGGGCCTCATCTAGATGAAGAAGTCCGGGAGAAAATTTACGGGTGAAAGTATGAGCAAGAGAAGATATGATCCCGTTAAGGTTCGTCTTCAAAGCGGGGATGATATGGCCATTGAGAGAGTGCGCAAAATCCTCTTGCATCGTTGCCCTGAATTGATCCTCGCATCGCCGCGAGTCGGGACAAATCCGAAGTATGCAGGAAAGCAGAAACTCGCATGCTATGGGGATTTCAAGATTAACTCGATTCGTAAGAGGCGTAAGCCATGAGAAAGAAAGCATTTTTCGGCCGGAAGTGTCGAAATCGAAACTGTCGCGTCCTGTATTGGTTTCAGCATCCTTCTGGGTGTCCATGTTGCGGAGAGGGGGCTCGGATTGCATGAAACTTCGCTGTACCTACTGCAAGATTATTTTTGATTGCCCCGACTTTGAGCGCGTCGCTGACATTCAAACTCAACAGTGTTTCATTACTCGCGTCGGCGTGACTCATAGACTTTCAGAAGTCCCTCAAAGTGAAGGTGAAAGTGATGCGTAAGGATTGGGTCATTAAGAGCGTCAGCATAGAACAAACCGACGCGGAGATCATCCAGCGTCAAGGCCCGGCGTTCAACCTGTCTGCCTTTGTCCGTCAATGCCTCAGACGGTACGCTCTGCATAAGGAACAACTCTCAACCTCTCATCCTCAACCCGGTGTTCGTGAGCGTCTAGGATTCTGCATGCCTCGTAGTATGTGCGTCGTATGCTGGCCTGATGGCCCGCCCTCTCAAGAGGCATGGGATAATTACCGAGGATCAGCTAGGAACTTCGCTCTTCATCAACTCGACGGGCCAATTATCAGAAAGAAAAAAGACGGTCCCGAGGTCGGGGATAAAGACCTTCTTTTGTCAACCATCACATCAAAGTTCAATATGGATGAGATGAAGGTTGAAGGTAATTCTCCCGCCTCTAGGAAGAAATCTAATTCTTTTATAGGTAAAGTACTCAACTTTTTGCGATTGTGACCCGTTAGGGTGGGGCTAGAGGGACCGAAAGCCTAGCGGCCTACGTCAGGTATGCCCGTGCCGCTCCAAGTCGGCCTTGAGGGTTGTTCGGCTCCATTCGGGGCGTTGAATTCTTGAGCCCCGAGTCCCTCAAGTCCCCGAAGCCATGAAAGAAGCATGTCCTTGATGACCATCGCTAACGAACCCGACTCTGGTTCGTCGGGGTACTGAAGACGCCTTGCCTCTACGTTTGTTTTTATTTGCTGCATGATTTCTTGAACTGAGAGATCAGCGACGGTCAGAATTGGAAGATCAATATTCGTATAGACTTCGATGAGAGTCACAATAGCATAGAGGGCGCTTGCGTCCTTCAATATCTCGACGATAGGAGTCGCAATATTCTCAAGAGCTTGACTGTATTTCTGTGCCTGAATCGCATTAACTGCTTCACCGATCTGCTCGCGCTCTAACGTTCCAAAGGTTATGCGGTGTTCGACTACCTTAGTACCGTCAACCGGTAGTCTGGGCATGCTATATCTCCGCGGAAATACAGTTCGCAACCGCCGTGCCGTTCATGTTGGTCTCAACGCAAGCGATTACGAGCATACAGTTAGGCGGGATGATACATGCCCAAGCTCCGTTCGTCGTACCCTTAGTACCGAAGGGGGCAAATTGCAAGGGCAACGCTTCTGTGGCTGAGGCGATGTTGGCGTCAACCTTTCCGTAGCAAAATGTTGTATTATCGGCGATCCCTACTTCCCCTGAGGTCGTAATCCCAGCCCCCGCCGTCGCTGGAATGACGAATAAGGCTATGTCTGAGGCCGCAGAATTGGTGCCGTTGTATATCGAGCATTGGAATAGAACTCGGGGCTTCACTCCCGTAGAGAGTAACGGCCGCCCTACTGCTGCATCCATAGCGGGGAGTTGTTGTTGACTATATTGCCAATTAGAATATTCGTACGCAGGCACATTGAATCCCTACCGTTTTTCTGCCCAACGAACAATTTCACGCATACGCTTGACGCCCATCAGCTCACAGTCAAAAAGGAGCTTTGCGGCCTTCTTAACCGATGCTTTTTCGCTAGCACTCATAATTGAAAAGCGCCCTTTTGCGCGCTTAGAGATGGCCATTAAGCATCCGTCCTGAAAACCATGCGGGAATT